TACTCCAGGCCAATTTGGATGAAGTAAACAATGTGGGTACGGTCCACTCGTTTTTTGCGTGATTGCTTTTTAAGTTCCATACAAGTATTATAGCAAAAAGAGCATTTTTGGTCAACCGAAATGTAGTACTACAAAAGTACTACTTTTTAGGGTTACAAAAGTGTTGTTTTTTTGCTCAATACCGTTGTAAACTTGCCACAAAACGGTTGACATCATTATACAGGGCATACATGACTGCTTCCCGGCTGGCAAAAAAGCATAGTTTGGGACGCTTACTGACTTTGATATAGTAAGGGCCAGTGAGTTTACGATCCAGCATCAACAGTATTCTGGGCACAGCATGAACAGCAACTTCTGTTTCAAAATCCCAGTGCTCAATTTTGTATTGTTCAAATGCTTCAAAACCAACAGAGGTAAGTCGCCAACCACCGTCGGGAGTTTGCCACCATTCCGTCATGGCTTCTTCCACGGTCCATAGATCCGACTGAGCGACCAATACTTGAGTCAGTTGTTGTTTACTTGGCATCGGGGTATACTTGCGCCCCCTGCGTCAAGAGTACAACTGTGAACTTGTCGGTCTTGAATTGTGTGTTGAGTTTACGTGCCAGATTCTTGGCATGCCCGGGATTGGAGAATGAAACCTTTTTGTACTTGGGCCCCGGATACTGTGTGAGCATGTTTGACGTTTTTAAGTTGATGGGTTTGTTGTCATAAAAAACCGCCCAAACTCCTTCCGACGCTAATACTTGCTCGGTCTTGTAAGTTGCTTTGTCAGTGTGTTCAATCAACACATTTGGCTTGGGTCTTGACATCATTATCTCCGTAGTTTATTTATCTCAATAACTACGTGCTTTTGAAAGTGCCACCACTCAATTCCACTGTAACAGTTTCTTCTTTTGCTGTGGGTTTTAGATTACGCATGCCTTCAAGCGTCAACAACAATTTGGTAATATCTCCGTGCAGGTCTTTGGCATCACGCAATGATATTGTTAGATCTCGCTGACCGCGACTTTCTGCGGCTTTGATAGAATCAACAAAACGGTTGATATGCAAGCTCATTTTACAAACGGCGCCAACTCAGGTGGTGTCCAACCCTGTGGTTTTAAGACCTTGCCATCTTCACGTTTTCGAACCTTACCTGTGTCTCGATCAATCTTGGCAAAGTTAGTACGCATGACTTCTTTCCATGCACCTTCTGCGTCAACACCAAGACTGTGAATGGCACCAATGGTCACAACCAAAATATCAATCAAGGCATCAAGGTCGTCTACCTTGGTTTTACTGGCCACCAATTCATTGAACTCTTCTGAGATGAGATTGCAATACAATTGATATTGTGCCTCGTTGAACTCGCCTACAGATTGATCGCAGGCTTGCATGAATTTTTCTTGATCTCTAAACGGGTTTGACATTTGCTTCTTCTTTACTAAAAAACGGACCCTGATACTCATAACGCTCCAAGGAGATTAGTTTAGGGTGCTGAACAATTTTCCACTTGCGATGTTGCCGCACTCGATACCAACCAGCCGCAAACCATGACTTGGATTTTGTGTCTCTAGTGAACAAAGGCAACCGGCGTTTGACGTCCCACAAGGGATTGTATACCGTGCCTTCTACGTCGTGACCATACACTATGTTTTCCGGCGTAGGTGTGGCTTTTTCTGGTGGCTCAAACTCAATGTTCACAGCCTCTCGAGCCATTTTGACTGTTTTGTAACTCACAACATTGTCATGAATTTTTATGATACAGTTACCGTTCTCAGCCACTTCAAGTTGACCAATCTTGCGATTGTTCTTCTTGAGTATCCAATACTGATTCTCTACTACAGGTTTAGCTAATATCATCCAATACTCCTTTGTATGTTTCGTTAAGCCAACGACTGACTTGATCTGCACTGTCACTGAGTTTGGTCAACTCGTACTTGCCACAAAACCGCATGAAGTGAACTCCAACTTGACCAACGTCTTTATGACTAATCTGTTCACGGATGCAACCATCCACAGTGGCTTTGACATCTGCAGGTTGCGCTGTGAGGTCAATCAAGGTACAGTTACGTTCGTAGTCATCCAACACACGATGTTCTGCGCCATTGTGGTCGGTCCAACGTTGCAACATCAGATTGTTCCAATTGTATCCGCGCTTGTCTCTGTCTCCAAAGGCCTCACGGAGACCAACTTTATTCTTTGTGCCTTTCTCACGTACTCCAGGATACGCACTGAATACGTTGTCTGAGGTGTCGCCACGCATACACTTCTCAAATAGCAACCAGGCTGGATCCGGGATCGTTTTTGGCTGTTTAGTTTTCTTATCATTGACACGGTTACCTTTAGCATCGAATATGCCCTCCAAGGTTAGTAGTTCATCTGTGATACCATTGTATTGTGTGACGTTGGCGGCCAGCAACTGCACAAAGTCAGTGTCTGAACTTACAATGGTGTGTTCATCTTGGGGGTGCAGTGCAATCCAACGTGCTATGATATCATCTGCTTCAGCAGTGGCACAACGGATCACACTACAATTTGTTTTTGTAGACAAGTATTTAGTCAGCTCGTCGTACGTTTCCCAGAACAGTCGGTCTTCTTCTGCTTCTGTTTCGGTCATTGCCCCACGTGCCACAGCACGGTTTTTCTTGTAGGGTTCGTAGAAATCTTTGCGCCACGAGCGCCCTTCTAGTGCAAACACCACATGATCTGCTTGAAAACGCCGGGCCACTTTGTTAGCGGCCATTATGGTAACATGCAGGGCAAAGCCCAGTTTAGTCCATGTGTCACTGGCACGGTGTGCTGAGTGTCGGGCACGGAAGAACATGTTGGCTGTATCAATCAGTAGGTATTTCATCTGCACTCACAATTTGGTGGTTGAGCATGTATTGTAACACATGTTTTGCCCAAAAGCAATGGGCTTCCTTACCAAAATGGTATCCAAACGGTCTAGTATGCTCAAATCCGTTGTTTTCTAACACAGCATTGTAACTAGAACTTCGAAGGTATGGATCAATATAGTCCACTTCCCAATCCTTTTGATCCTGAATGTCACTGAATGTACTGTACCCGCTAAAGAACAAATGCTTAATACCTTGCGCTTTTAGTTCACAATGCAACTCCCAAATAGCTTGATGAGCCTGTTGTGTTTTTTGATGCCAATCAACTTCAGTCACGTACTGTTTGTAGCGGTCTTGCCATTCTGGTGGAACCATATCAATACCACTGGCATTGACTTGATACCAGTAGTTGGACTCTGTATGGAACCATTCTTCGCGTTCCCACGTGGTCCATTGTATGACCATGAACGTGTTGGCCAGTTTATCAGGATTGTTTTTGATCCACTCACGGGTGGTTCGTATGATTCTTGGATTACTACCGCCGCTTTGGGCATCACAATAAAATTCTGTAGCACCCAACATTTCTGACAGTTTCTTACCCCAACTGACTTTTAAGTTTTCAGGATGAGGAACTTGCCCCCAACCATAATAGTCTGGATCATCTTCGGCCCAGGCATGTTCTACATTGGCATCGCAAGCGGCGGTATGGCTACAGCCGTTAACATACAAAATCATTTTTGTAGTAGTACTTTTTCAGTCTCTGCGGCAACCACACGTTTGCGCAGACTTGAACTGGAGAACGAGTGATCTCTGCCATTGAACACCAATTCAATACCACGCATGCCGCACTCCTCATAGCCAGAGAAGTTTTTGTGTTGATATTCCACACCTAGCACACGAACATCAACTGGCAGGATCAGCAACAAGTCAACAAGATCCTGTTCGGTTTGATACACAACAACTTCATCAACATAACGGCATGCAGCTAACTGTATTTGTCGCTCCACAATACTTTGTATAGGACGATTTTTAGTGTCAGGTCTATCGATAGTTGGGTCTGTTTGGAGCCCACAGATCAGGTAGTCACAGTGATTCTTGGCTTCCGATAGCATGGCAATGTGACCTGCGTGGAGCATGTCAAAGGTTGAAAAAGTGATACCAATTTTCTTCCCGTCTTGTTTGAGTTGTTTGATGTGATTGAATATCATGACACTTCGGTTCTTCCGCCGCCTATGTCTCTAGTGCTGACATATTGTCCAACACCTTTGATCATGGCCTGTTCTTGTTCCCAGGTTTCCATTACCACATGTCTACACACATTTTGGAACCAACGATCCACAATGTCGGCATCAACATCATTGGGTTTCATCATGTAACCGGCTTTGACCAATCGAGCTACAAAGATCTCATTCCAGTCAAGTTCAAACGCACCTTGGTGCAGGTTGTCAGGATCAATGTCCATACGTACCATTGCCACGTATGGTTCGTTCTTTTCTGTGGCAAGCTCTTTTTCAGTCTTGACTGGTGCCTTGACCTTTGGCTCTCGGGGCGCAGGTGCTACTGCTGGTGGCTTTTTCTTGAACCAATCAAACATTTACTTCCCCCATCCGTTGCCCCAAAGGTCAACGTGTAACCTTGGAGTATACCAATAACCACGCTTGAGTGCTTCGTCTGCTACGTGTATACGTGTGCCATCATAAACACTGACAACACCACCCAATGGCATCACAAATACTGGCCCGCTAAAGCCGCGATTGCGATAGTCGTCTACAACTACATCAAGTTCTGCAAAGTCATCAATGTGACCCACAACAAATTTTAGATAGGTAATACCATAGGTTTCGTAGTCCCAAATGATGTCGGGTTTGATAGCATCTTCATACTTCTCTCCACTTAACGTGAGTTTGGGACTTACTGAGAACACAATCTCACCAAGCCAGTTGTTGAGATATGTTTTGAAATCACGATGTAGTTCTTGGGTACCATTGGTCTCAAATGTAATATGACGCAATCCACGCTCGTGC